CAAGAACAAAAAGAACCTGGCCGTCTATAACGAGGCCGTGAAAGCGATCATCGCCGAATGCGCTAAAAAGCCCGGCCTGCTCACGGAGATTGGAAACCAGTTTGATCGGCTGTCCGGCAAACGGCTTACCCGGCAGGTGTTCCATCAATGGCTGAACCCGGACCCATCGAAGCGCGTGGAACCAAAATACGGGTCAGCGGTGCTGCTCCTGGCGGCGGCTGAGGCGGCAAGGAAGGCGGTGGGAATTCCGTGAACATCTGGAAATGGCTGACAGCGCCTGGTAAAAAAACATCCATGCTGAGAGACAGTAACGGAAAATATGTCGCCTCAGTCACGGAGCCGGGGCCGTCACGACTCCGGAGAATCATATCCCGAATTGGTGACACCAAAATAAAAACACCGGACCGCATCCCCATGTTCTGCGCCGGATGCTTCCTTTTGATCGGTCCTCAATCTCCAGTAATCACGCAATTCTGCGTGGCCATGATTTTACTGGATCTGGCCGTCGAATATCGACGCTGACAAATTAAGCAACCCAAACCAAAAGGAAAAATGAGAATCACAAATACAATCGCAATCATCGTCGGCCTGGCCCTGGCTTTCGCTGGGGGCATGGCGCTGCAAAACCTGCGGGACGGCGAGACGTTTATTCAGCTTGAGAAGCAACTGGACGGATGGCGGGATTACGCCATCGCCGTCCAGCCGAAGCAGACGGACAAAGAGCTTGAGGAATTGTGGACAACCAACAGCGGAAAGGCGGTGGCCAAGTGAACCTGCAAATCGCAAATGAGATCCAAGCAGAACAGGAACATGGCCGCCAAAAATACGGCAAAGGCCCAAACGACTTTGGACACGATGACCTGCACGCCCGCGAGGACTGGCATCAATTCATTGCCGACATGAACGAACGGGCCAGAAACGGAACTCCGATGGAGCGACGACAATACCTCATCAAGGTCGCAGGACTTTGCGTGTCAGCGGTAGAATCATTGGACCGACGGATGAAAGGCAATTATGAACGCTAACCAAGAACCCCTCGACCAATACTACGGATTCCTGCCCACGGCGAAGACGCTGGAGCAGAAACGTACCCTTGGGACAAGAGCGGAGGGCGATCAAGGTTTCGTCGACGGAGCTTGGCTCCCACTGGACCCCACTCCCGCCGCAACAACCTACAGCGCATTCGGTTGTCCCATCCGCCGTCCCATCGACGTGAACGGCGACCAGCCGAAGGGGCGGGAGCCTTACGAACTGGCGCCAAAGGACGCGGCCGATGTTTACGCCGTTGAGATAACATCGGACGGTCTGAAATGGCACCGGGTATGGGCATCCATTAACATGTCGGAATACTTGTCACTGAATCCCGAAATCCTCGCCGTGCGACGCCGGAAGCAGGTGGCGGAACCTCAATACGTCTGCCCCCAGTCAGTGTTGGACGCGGCCAAAGGGCCGGTGTTTACGCCGTCGAATCCAATGAAGGAACCAACCGCACCAATCTACACGCCAGCGGAGCTGGACGCGGCGGCGAAGGATTTGTTTCCTGAAATTAGCAAACCGTTGTTCTGCTCCAAAAACCGCGAAGCCTGCCGCCGCCACATCGCGAAGGTGAAGGAGTTGCAAACGCTTGCCGACCAATACAAAGCCGATTACTACGAAGCGGTTGAAAACGGCAAGCAACTCGCCGCTCAAATCCCGCGCTGGCACCGTGTCCGCGACGGCAAGCTGCCGGGGAAGGGAGAGCCGTTTGACGCTTACAACGAAAATGAACATTCAGGCGGACACCTCCCTTTCGGGTCAGTGGGTGTAGAGGAATTATTCAAGTCGATGGGTTACACCCATTGGCACCCCCTCTCTCCCCTCCCCAAACAGAAGAGCGAGGCGGAGCGGTTGTATGGTGAGTTTAGCAAGCAGCCTCAGTTTGACAGCAACCCGGATAACATAATGATCAAATTCGCCGAGTTCATTCTGGAGCGAAAGGACAAGCAATGACAAACGACGAAATCAGAATCGCGGTGGCGGAGTTGCGTGGATGGCGAAACGTGGAACGTCTAAAAGATACCAATGGGCGATGGGCCATTGTTGGCATGACAGGGAACAGAAACTACAGAATACCTGTCCCCAACTACCCTGAGTCACTCGATGCCTGTTCGGAGTTTGAGCAGACATTAGGCGGGCATAAGCAGATAAGCTACGGAAGGGAACTTCTGCAACTGCTTGGATTTGTGACTCCGCCAAGCGGTTTTTATGAATATGTCACAATCGCAATGGCAACCCCACTCCAACGCTGCCAGGCCTTTCTTCGCCTGCATGGCAAGTGGAAGGAGGACAAGCAATGACACCGGAAGTTGAATCCATCCTGAGAAGAGTGGAAGCTTTCACGCGAGAGTCTTCCTTGCCTCTATGGACCGACTTGAGGCTTGTCTGCTCAACCCTTCGCACCCTCGACGCCGAACTGGTGGAGGCGAGGAAGGACACTGCACGCTTGGAGTGGCTCATAAAAGCTTCGGGTGCAATTCAGGAGATAGAGATTGCCCCCGGTAAAACCGCCACATTCCGCGATGCGATTGACGCCGCGATGGCGAAAGGAAAAGCGTGAACCCAAACATACTCTGTTGGATCGTGCTGCCGATGCTGTGCGGTGTCATCATCTGGTGGCTTTACCATCTGGTGATGGCCTGCGCCGAAGTGCCGCGCGAACGGAAGAGCGAAGATTGGCCGCACGAGAGAAAGGACCGCGAATGAGCAAAAACGCTGAACTGAAACCGTGCCCGTTCTGCGGGGATTGACACCCCGCGCCAAACCATCGTAAATTCCAAACATGCAAGACAGTGAAACCAGAATTCAGAAGACCAGCCGGTCAAGCCCGCTTGTGTCGCTGTCTTGCAACTCCGCCAGAGCGGCGGATCGGCTGGCCTTCTGAGAACTGAAAGAAAAACCATGAGACTGCATCCCCTCTGCAAATTGTTCCCGCAAATCAACGACTCCGAATTGGCTGACCTGGCCAAAGACATCAAAGCCAATGGCATGCGGGATCCCATTGTCACGCTCGACGGAGAAATCTTGGACGGTCAGAACCGGTTCCGCGCCTGCGAAATGGCTGGCGTGAAACCGCAATTTGATCCCTATATCGGAGATAATCCCGTCGGCTACGTGATTTCAAAAAACATCGCCCGCCGCCATTTGGACGCCAGCCAGCGGGCCATGATTGCCGCGGAACTGTCCGGCGGAAAGTGGGGCGGAAATCACACGCCACAGCAAGACGCAAATTTGCGTCTTGCTAATCCAGTGATTACCGATGAGTCCGCGGCGAAGCTGATGAATGCCAGCGAACGCTCATTGGTGGACGCCCGGGCGGTCAAGACCGCAAGCCCGGAACTGGCCGCAGAAGTCCGGGACGGCAAGGTGAAATTGAACGCCGCTAAGAAGGCCGCCAAAGCATCACCCAAGGCACTCAAGAAAGCGCTGGCCGAAGGCACGGATGCGGTAAAGAAGCTGGCCAAAAAGACCGCATCGAAGAAATCGCGCAAAGGCATTTTCTCAGATGACACCAAGGCCAAAGCTCAAGCCAAGCTGGATGCCATCGCGAAAGAACCCGAGCGACCGCATATTGAGATGGAGTGCAACCCCATCGACATCATTGAGGAGGTTTACCGGATTCACCAAAAACGGTGGAACGATCCGAAACGGGTTCCGGCTCCGCGGACCATCGTCGATGCGATTGTAAAGGCGTTCAAGCTGGCCGGATTCAAAGGAACGGTTAAAGCGTGAATCCAACCGACTCTGATACGCTGGACATCAGCGACCTCCGCCAGCTTGCAGCAGCCTGGCGGAACCGGTCCATGCAATGGGAGGCTGAATGCCAAAAATTGCGGGAGAAACATCACCAACTTGAGGACCAGATTAGAGTCGTCTTGTCGGACTTGGAAACCATGCGCGGAGAGAGGGACGCCGAAACGCAAATCCGTAGAAGCTTGGAAAAAGACATCACCGACCTCAAAGCAGAATTGGACGCGGCGCGCGCAGCGGGGGGACATTCACCATTACCAACCTCAATGGAGGATTGGACGCAGCGCCAGCGTCCCAACATAGCAGACCCCAAGAAAGATGCGCCACAGACCATACAGCGCTCCAAAGCGCAGGCATTCACGCCGGGATGCCAAGTCCAACTCAAAAAAGAGTGGATTCTTGGCGACGGCAGAATAATTCCAGTCGGCCAGACATTTCACTACCATCACGCCTGGCGCGGAGACCCGCAGAACTATGCCGTAATCGACATCCCCGGACGCAAAGGCGGAGTCGTCATCCCACACAATCTACTCACCATCATCACACAATGACTTTGCGGGCCGCACGGTTGGCGCGAATCCTGAAGGATTGCAGCGCATCGTAGTCATCATCCGGGCGGCCCGCATTCCATTCTGCCGCTAATCGCTGCCCCTTCTGAGCATACCCCTTCCAAAAAAGGAGGGTCATGCCCCATACCCCTTGCGCCCCTTCCATCCAGGGTGGTGCGCCCCTTCCATCCATACCCATTCACTGGCCGCCCGCAGGCGACAACTTTCCCATTTCATAATCTGACGGCTTCCAGGTCCGGATCACCACACTATCCAAAATCTGGACATATAAACCGCATTAAAAAGGTTTACACTTTTCGACACCTCGATTTCGATCAATGAATACAGGGGTGTTCGCAATTCTGAGAGAAAAGTGTAAAGAAACGGGGTAAGGGAATCCGACGTGTCGGAAAAGGCTACATGTCCAATGTCAGGACATTATCAGGAAAACTGTCTTGAGCTGGGACAGTTTTGTCCAGGGATGGGACACTCCTCAGCACAACCGACGGCTCAATCGGGCTGGCACGCAGCCTGCTAATGGAGATGTGTCCAGTAATTACACCGGACGCAAAAATAAAATGAGAACACAAAAAAATTCAGGTCCGTGCGAACATCCCGGCAGCATCGGAATCCGAAAAGCGTTCGACGGATGCTTTGCGCGAGTCATCGCGACAAGCGGCGCGGGAGACCAAAAGCTGACGCTGTGGTATTGTGCTGCAAAAAAACTCGAAGCAATCGAAACCAATGGAGACCCGGTGTTTCCTGGGGATGAAGGATTCGATGAAGCCCGCGCCGCGCTGAATGGGGGTGGCAAGTGAAAGCCCCAATTGTCATCCCTCGCTCGGAGCGCGGGACAAACTATTCGGTTGCCGGGGAAACCTGGTGCGAGAATTTTGAGCGAGAAAGTTTTGCACAAGCGTTTGCCATTGCGCTCTCGTCGGAAACCGGACAGACGGAAAGCGTGCTGCGCGAAAGCGATTGCGCGGTTTGGCTTACGAGTCGTCGGCAATGGGAAGGGGGAACGCCCGCCGGGATGCGCCGGGCAGCACGGCGCTACCGGCTCGCCATCGACCCGCACACCATTTGGTCATCCTGGGATGCCAGGGTCGCCGCCGGGGTCGCCGCGATCCAATCGGCTGTCCGGCTCCGCGAGTTGAGCCGGATAAAATAATCCATCACCCGCCCATGCAGCCCGGCCTAATCCGCCGGGCTTTTTTGCGTCCGCATACTGTCCCAAAAAGATACATGTCCAACTGGACATGTCCACAAACGGGACATTGAATCCAAGCCGGCAAGCGTCGGAACAATGCTGCCTCCTGAGTAAGCCAATCCGACGCTCGTCGGCAGCCTAATCAGCCAAACCGATCAGTGTCCATAAATGGGACGCACCGCAGCGCAGTCCCAATAGGCCGCCAGTCTTCTGCGGAACTACCTACCGCATCCAACCCGCTGGCGCGCTGGCTTGGTGCAACCATGAGTCATTCTGTAACGCTAAAGAATGTAAACAATTCCGACGTTTGGGTCCTTCTGTAAGGAATTCCGACGCGAGCAGGTTGCCGAGCTTCGAGGATTTGACATGAGAGGCAGAAATTCATAGGTTAGGGGTGTAAAACGAATGCCCGACCAGCCGCACCCATACCATTACAGCGAAGAGCCGCGTTCGGACTCTTTCAACGGTGACCACACCGGACTGACCGCTCATTTTCCCTACGCAGAGGTTTTTGCGCGCATGGATGGGCCGTCACTGGATTGCGAGCTGGATTCCGCGCCATCGGCGGATGGGGCCGAGGCTTTGGCGCATCTGCTGCGGTGGTTCTGGTCTGCGGAGGGTGACGATTGGCACCGGGTCAAGAGTGCTTGCGTGAAATTCGTGGCGCTGACGGCCAGCCTCAGACCGGACCTGACTAGGAACATGAACTTCCGGGACTTGGGCATTTGCCTGGGGGTGAGTCGGCAGAGATTGAGCAAAGCCAGTTTGGAGTTTTCCGACCTTTACGGCATCAAGTGGGGGCGATCATGGAGTAAGACCCAGCGTGATGAGCAACGGAGAAAGATGCGCGAACTGTGAAAAAAAAATCTGCGCGCGCTAAAACAAAGTTGAGCGCGAAAGACCGGGTGAAGGGATTGGAAGCCTGCTCTAACGCGATTCGGGAGAAGTTCAACATCCCATGCTATGACCAATTGATCCGCAAATGGCAGCGGACGCGAAACCCGCCATTCCCGGCGCCCGACAAGGACAAGGTTTATCACCTTGAGGAATGCTTCGAGTGGGTGCAGAAATACATCATACCAGACCGGAGCGGTGAGACCGCAATGGCGGACTTGGGGAAGCTGGCTTTGGAGGCTGACTACCGGAGCAGGATTGCGAAGAACGAGCGGGAGCAAATGGAGTTGAAGGCGCTTCAAGGGCAACTGATTGACCGCATGACGGCTTTGCGAAGTGCGCAGGCGGCTTTCCGGTCGCATCATGCTTTTGTTCGGCAGGCGCTGGAGAAGCACAGTCCGATTGCGCGGCGGGACAAGCTGGCGGATTTGGGAGTCGCGAAGAAGACCGTGGCGGCCTTCCATGCGTGGGATGTGGCGGACGCTCAAAAGACGATTGATGAGATTGAGGCTTCCCTGGCGGAGGAATCCAAAAATGGAGGCTGACCGGGATTACTACCGGGAGATTTGCGCTTCGGCCGGGAAAGCATTCCGCGGCCAGATATGGGAGAACTGTTCCAGGTTCACGCTGGTTGGAGGCGGTTACAAATCCATGCCGACGGCGCAGCGCGGGCATTTCAAGATTGAGAGCGCGAGGCATCTGGAAGGGCCACTGCGGGCGCTGCTCGACCCGAACGTGGAGATTGTGGGAGTGGCTGGCGCAACGCAGGTGATGAAGTCGGTGCTGATTGACATCCTGATTCCCTACATCATGGAGCATGATCCCCGGAACACGATTGTGTATTTCGAGGATGATCCGAAGGCGAAGCTATTTGCGGATTCCCGGCTGATGCACACCATCCGCGGGCATCCGGTCATCAGCAAATGGATCAAGGAGGTTGACCGGCACAAGGCGAGCAACACGAGGATTAACCTGCCCGGCATGTTCCTGGAGATTTGCGGGCTCAATCAGGGCAACACGTCCAGCGCGGCATGGCCGATGGTGATCGTGAGCGAAGCCTGGCAGCACGGGGCAGACGGCCTTTTGCGGCTGGCCATCAAGCGGGCGGATCGTTTCGTGGGGAACGGGCGGAAAGTGCTGATTGAGTCGCAACCCGGTATGGTGGGAGAGGATTGGCACACGGAAGCTGAGGCCATGCACAAGGTGCCGTTGACCTGGGCCTGCCCGGAATGCGGCGGCCGTCAGGAATGGGACTTCTTTGCCAAGCGCCCGGAGGATTTCAAACCAACCGTCAAGGATTCCTTGTCAGTTCCCAAGCCCGGCACTTATGCGGGGATGCGATTCGACGCAGAAGGTGAAATCGAAGAAAGGGCGGCGTCGGCGGTCTGGGAGTGCTTCCACTGCGGATTCCTGATTCGGGACGTGCGGCCGGTCCGCAAAGGCCTGATGGACAGCTACCGGCAGGATTACCAGATAAACGGAGTCTCTCCGAAAGCAGTCTGCTTCTACATCCCGCGTGAGGCGGCGACCGGGAACACGTTCCGGGACAGCGTGGCCAATTACCTGAGCGCCAAGGCGGCGCAGGACATGGGAAACATGGTGCCGCTCGAAAACTGGTTTATGAGCGAGCGGGCGGTTTTCTACGACCCGCGGCTGGCGCAACCTAAAATAACGTCGAACGTCGGAAGTTATGACCTCACGGAGATCATAAAAGACGAGCACCACCGCGGCATGGTGATTGACTGCCAGAAGCATCTCGAATTGGATACCGTGGGGACGTTCTGGTATGAATGCTGGGTGGCTGCGAAAAACGGGGACAGCTTCCAACTGGAGCGCGGTTTCGTCGATTCGTTCGACAAACTCACGGAAATTCAAAAGCGATGGAAGATTCAGAACCGGTATGTGTGCATCGACGGCCGGAAGTGGACACCGGAGATTTTGCGGCAATGCGCGGCGCGCGCCGAATTGGTGGACGGCCAGTTTTTGGGGCATCCCTGCAAAATGTGGAGTAGTTGGATTGTGCTGCTCGGAGACGCACCGGCCCGGCATTATCAGCATCCGGACAAGGTTTACCGGGTATGGAGCATGCCGACGCGGCGGCTTGAGAGAATCGTCGAGCCGGACGGAAAAGCGCGAGTCGTGCCCGTGCTCATGTATCGCTGGTCGAATCTCAGTGTGAAAGACCAGGTAAATGACTTGCGCATCGGCGGGGATGGAAAGCCGAAATTTGCGGCGCTCGCGCGGGAACAATGCCCGCCGGAGACTCAGGCAAAGGAGGTTGGAGATTTGACATTTGAAAACCAGATGAGTGCGGAAGTCCGGACGGAGAAGAACGGCAAGGCATACTGGGAAAAGCTCAGGCCGGGGAACCATTATTGGGACCTGGCCTGCATGCGGCTGGTGAGAATGAACATGGACGGGCTTGCGGGGCACCAGGTTACGGTGGAGAATTGAATTATGAACGAAGAAGAAACTCGAAAATGGTTCAGAACCTGGCTAAAATCTGCTGTTGCTTCCGGTCAACTTAACATCCCGGCTGAGAAGCTGGACGAAATGATAGCGAGTACCACATTCAAGCCGTTTCCAAGATGGCTCTATGTGAGTCGCAGCAAAGACAGCGGACCTGCAGGGCATCAGGCAGTCTCTGAACCATGACAATAGACTGGCAATCGGCATTCCGCGACGCGCATCTGACATCCTGGCCGCGCGCCGGTCTGCGCATTTCCCGAGTCAGTCCGGAACCCGGACAGGGCAGCCGGAAGATTTACGACGCGGATAAGATGGAGATTCATGCGGCGGCCGAAAGGTTCGGCTACCAGATGACCGAAAAGACGCAGAGTCATGTTTCGTTCACGCATCCGACACTTGCCGGAATGGCCGGATTGACTTGGCGACCAATTATGAATGACCGAGACGCCATGCCGCGAGCCCATGATTTTCGCCGCCGGGGACACGCTGCTTTTCCAGCGGCATCTCCGGGATTACCAACCATCTGACGGCTGGAGCCTGCTTTACCAGATTCGCGGGGGTGTCACCGGGGATGCGGCCTGCCAGTTCACTTCCACGGCCCTGGGGGAACTCCATGAAATTTCCGTTGCCAACACCGTCACCGCGGGCTGGCTTACAGGTGCTTACGTGCTCGTGGGCTATGCGGTCAGCAGCACGGAGCGTCATCAGATTTACTACGGTGAGTTGAGGATTCAGCCGAATCTAGGGACGGCGAAGAATGACGCGGTGGTGACGACGCATTACCAGCGCATGGTCACCATCCTGGAGCAGCAATTGGAGCAACTGGCGCAGAACATCCTCGTGGAAACCAACATCGAACGGACGCAAATCCTGCGCGTTGACCGGGAGAAGCTGGAGCGGCAACTGGCCGTAAACAAGGAACTGCGGGCGAACGAGATTGCCTGTGAGAACGTGCGCAACGGTCGCCCGAGCGGCAATGTCATTCAAGGCGTCGGCCAAATCGTTCCTTCGGGACCGCTCTGGGGGTATCCTGGCCGGCCTTACGCGATCAATCCATGAAGCTGATTCCCTCGTTTCTCCGCCGGTCAAAGCCTGCCGACATGACAGGCGAAGTCATCCGGTCAGTCACCGTTGACCCGAACCATGCGGCCATGATTCGCGAGGCGACCGCGTCCAACCGGAAAACGCTGCGCATGTATGAAGCCGCGCTGACCACCTCGATGACGCAGGATTTCCAGCCGACATTCGGGAGCGCCAATGCGGAAATTGTTTCGAGTCTGGACGTGGTCCGGGGCCGGTGCCGCACGCTTTGCAAGGATGATCCCACGGCCAAAGGTGCATTGCGGGTGTTCAAAAATAACGTGGTGGGTGATGAACCTTTCCCGCTGGACATGCGCGTCGGTTCATGGTCCGCGGACGGGAAGACCTTCACCCTTGAAACGGAAACCAACCGGAAGATCAAAGAGGCATGGGAAGAGGCCGGATTGCCGGAGAATTGCACCGTGCGTCAGGACATGACGCGGATGGAACTTTATCAATGCCTCGAAGCATCGGCGCTTCGGGACGGCTCGGTTTATTTGCGGCATCGGCGGGGCTATCCGGCCAACAAATTCAGCTATGCCGTCGAACTCGTAGAAAGCGACCGGTTGCAGACCCAATACCAGGGATTCTACAATGGGAACCCAATTCGCTTTTCGATTGAGCGCGATTTCAATTACAACTTCCCGGTGGCCTATTGGATTCTGACCCGGCATCCAGGTGACCTGTTTGGCTACCAGGGACGGCCGACCAATCTGTTCCGGGACCGCGTGCCTGCCGCTGACATCATCGCTTTCAATAATTTGCGGGACCGGGCGGAACAGGACATAGGTTTCCCGGAATTCGACAGCGTGGCGAACCCGCTGCATCGAAACAAACAATTCGACATAGCGCACGTCAACGCGGCCATTCGTGCGGCCTGCAAGGCGTTCTACATCACCAAGCAGATTCCCACCGGCATGACCTATTCGGGTGACCCGAATTCGCAGTTTGGGGCGATTGGCTGGGGTGGTGGATTGCCTCCTTCCACGGATCCCAAGACGGGCGGCGCGAACAAGCTCAACACGATCAAGCCTGGCGAAGCGGAACTTTTGGACTGGGGATTCGAGCCCAAGATGCTCGACCCGAAATTTCCAGTGGAGTCCGCGACCTGTTTCAAAAAGGACAACCTCAAGACCACGGCCAGCGGCATGGGGCTTTCATACGCGGCCATCAGCGCGGATTACGAGGGATTTTCATTCTCGACGGCGCGCGCCGCGCAGATACCAGAGCGGGATTACTTCAAGGTCCGGCAGAAAAACCTGATTAATACCGTCGTGCGCCGTCACTTCAACGAGTGGCTAAAATACGCGATTCTATCCGGAGTGCTTCCCGCAGAATGGATTGGCCGGCTGGAGGAATTGCAGAAGGCGGCCGACTTCACCGGCAAGCGCTGGCCCTACATCAATCCGCAGGACGATGCCAAAACGGACATCATGCTGATTGAGGCGAATCTCAAAACACGCGGTCAAGTGTTGCGAGAAAGCGAAGGGTGTCAGGACTGGGAGGAAGTCATCACGGCTTTGGCGGAAGAGAAGAAAATCGCGGAGGCGCATGACATTGACCTGACCCAAGATGTGACCAATCCCACCCTTCCCAAGGGCGAGCCGGGGGCCACGAAAGCGCCGGATGCGCAACCCATAGGACCGGGGGGCAGTTGACTTTCCGCACAATCTTGAAATGCCAGTGCTGACACACAGAGCGGTTGAGATCGACGGCGAAGTTGACATCGCGTCGGGCATCATCCGGCTTTCTTTCGTGTCCGAACTTCCCGTTCTGCGCACCGATTCCAAGGGCGCGAAATACTGGGAAGTGCTGTCCCATGACCCGGGCGATGCCAATCTGGGCCGGATAAACCGGGACGGCATGCTGCTGGCCAATCACGATGAAAAACAGGAGATCGGCGAAGTGGTCAAGGGTAGCGTCCAAGTGGAGGCCGACAAGAAAACGCGAGCCTCGATCAAGATCACCGACCCGGCCTGGAAGGAGCGCATAGCACGGGGGGAACGGCCCGGTGTAAGCGTCGGGGCGATGATTCTATCGACGCTGTCAGAAGCTCCGGGCCCGGACGGAATCCCGGTCAAACGCTTTGCCTGGAGTCCATACGAGATTTCGCTTTTGGACGGCAAGCCCGCGGATGACACGGTGGGGATATTTCGGTCTGCGGTTGACTTGACGACAAAAGTTGAAGACAGAAAAAATTTAACTCCGGAAAGAACAAAACGTATGCCTGAAACAACCACCACCACCGTTGACCCGGCGATCGAGCGGGGTTCCTATCTCGCCGCTGACCGCAAACGAATCGGCGACATCACCCGGATGGCCGACCTCTTTGAGGTGGATCATGGCAAGCGTTCCGGCGGAAAATTCGCCGCCACCATCCGTCAACTCGCGCAAACCGCCTCCGAAAAAGGTGACACGGCGGACTCATTCCGGGCCAATTTCTGGGACGCCTACGCCAAATCGGTTGAGGCCGACAAGGTGACCGAGAAGGCGCTCGGGATCAAGCGCGGTGAGTATTCGCTGGGACGGGCCATCCGTTCCTGTGTGGAACGAAACAAGGCCATGCCGGAGGGATTCGAGTTGGAAATCCACCAGGAAATCTGCAAGCGCGACCTCGGGGTCACGCCGGGCGGTTTCATGGTGCCCTTCTCCGAACCCGAGCAGGACATTCCCATTTCGCGGACCAAGCGCGACTCCCAAGCCACGGTTTTCAACACCGGCGGCGCTTTGGTGCCCACCGAGCTTCTGCCCCCGATTGAGCTGCTCCGGAACCGGCTCATCTCGACGCAGGCGGGAATCCGGATGCTGGCCGGTTTGACTGGCGGCAACATCCTGATTCCGCGTCAGACCGCCCCGGCAACCGCCTATTCCGTGTCGGAAATCGCGACCCTGACCTCAAGCAATCTGCTCCTGGATCAAATCGCGATGGCTCCGCACCGGGCGGGCGCCACCACGAATTATTCAAAGCAGCTTCTCCTGCAAGGGCAGGGTCCGGTGGAAGCCTTGATTTACGACGATGCCATGCAGGTGCTGGCCCTCTACATCGACTTGATGACCATCGCGGGCAGCGGGTCCAATGACCAGCCAATGGGCATTCTCCAGACGCCCGGCATTGGTTCGGTTCTGTTTGGCGGAACGGCCACTTACTCGAACATCATCAACTTCGAGAACTTTCTCGACATCAATAACGCGGATTCGGACGCCTCCTGCTGGGTGGTTACTCCGGCCGTCAAGAACGCATGGAAGAAAATCGCCGTCGCGCTCACGGGCTCGACCGTCATCGGTGGAGTGCAGAACGCCCTGTGGGTTGGCAAAGGCCGGGACGGTGAAGTGGCCGGTTACCGGGCCATGTCCACCAACCAAATGCCGAACAACCTCGCGCTGTTTGGCGACTTCTCGTCCTGCATGATGGCTATGTGGGGCGGGTTTGACGTGGTGCTCGATCCCTACACCCTGGCCAAACAGGCCGAATACGTCCTGACGATGAACACCTGGTTCGACATCGCGCTGCGGCATCCGCAGAAATTTTGCGCCAGCGCTGACGCGGGCAACCAATAAGCAACCAACCGACCCAATCCATAAAAAATATGTTCAAGAAACTCACTCTTATCGGCGCGCTGCTCACGGCCTGCCTGCCCGGCGCGTTCGCGCAGTCCGGGTTCGACTATTACCAGGTTCCGCGAACCATTGTCATCACCGCGGCAACCAAGTTCACCGGCTCGACGGTCTGGTCGAACAACCCCGTCGATTTGCATGGCTCGGTCGGCATAGCCAAGGTGGACATCGCCGTTTACACCAACGGCGCGGCCGGGAAGCTGGACATCAGCGGTTACACCAGCCCGGACCTGACTAACTGGACACTGGTGGGAAGCTGCTCGGTGGTCTCCAACACGACCAGCTTTAATTACACCAACTCAACCTACATTTCGGCAGGCAACACCAATCCGATTCTGGCGACCAACATCCTGGCTTATCCGTTCCTGGCCACGACTCCGGTGGCCTCATCCGCCGGGTTTGCGACCTTATATCCGTTCCCTTATCCGTTCACCAACAGTTTCGTCATTGACGGATCGAAGGGCGGCACATTCGAGTTTGGATTCAACGCGCAGGACATTAACCGATACTTCAGCCTGCAATACGCCGGGGCCTCCACCGGCACCAATTTTGTCGCCGCGTTCATCACCATCCGAAAACAGCAATAACCCATGAAACTCATTGCCAAAGCCGGTTTCCGAAACAACATCGAGCCCCCCCTGGAGATCGACAAAGCCAAAAACAAGGATCATGTCCACAAGGGGGCCATCTTCGAGTATGGTCGCGGTGCGACACTCAAGGAATGCTCCCAGGCGGAGCAGCGCATCATCGGACAACTGGCGCTGGCCGGTTGCATCGCCGACGCAACGGACTCCAAGATTGTCAAACGCATTCAGGATGAAGTGGCCCAGGAGGCCAAGACCGAAAAGAACATCGCGGAGCAGAACGCGGGCATGGCCGGCAAATAATTTTTGTGGGTGCATGTCAAGCCGCCGCGCCGGGTACGAGACGGCGCGGCGGCCTTTCACTTTGTGAATCCCTACCAAATACATGCCGACGCCATCCAGGCGGTGCAGAACGAGCTGGGGGACGAATGCCCGATGATTGTGTTTCAGACCAAGAATCTCAAGATTCTGCCCGGGAGCGCGCACCAGACAAAGGATTTGCAGGAGGGAGGATTCCAGTTCAACTCGGACTTCACTTTCACGATCCTGGTCTGCACGCTGATTGCCGCGAATCTGACTCCTTCGGTTACGGACGCCGAATCAGCCAAGCTGACGCTCCTGCAACGCGAGATAGGCTATCTTGGCGGGCGCTACAAGGTGTCTGCGGCCAGCATCACGGCAGGCGGACTGTTTCTCCAAGTGGAAGCCGACAGCCTCAACATCCGGCCATGATCACCCCGACGGTCACCATCGATGCCAGCGGGTTAAATCGCGGACTGGCTTTGGCGGCGCTTTACACGCGCAAGACCCCGGCTCGGGCGTGCAATTACGCGGCGCTGGAAGTGGCTTTCGAGACGCAGAAGACAACTCCGATGGTGACCGTCCCGGAGATTGACTCGCAACTTTCGGTAATCAAAGTCGAGGTGATAGGTAAGCGCGGCAAGCCATTGAAGCGGAAATGGTTCACCGGAACCAAGACGGCTCGGAATCCGGAAGTGCCGCTGGCCGTGCTGATTGTTCAGGCGCGCGCTAATCCAAACTCGCGATACAATCTGGAATTCACAAATAGCCGATACGCCCGGCCGTCACCTTTCAAGGGTGTTTCACGGGCGGCCGGGCGCATGGCAATGGCCCTGGCAGTTCACGAGATGATTGCTTTGCGGCACAAGTCGATTGCGTTTCTGCGGGCCGGATGGAGCCCGGTGATTAAGACGCTCAAGCAAGCCCGAAGAGGTTCAATTGTGAACACCGGCATCGAAGCCTTGACCCCGTCGAACGACACGCTTGGTGCGGCCATCCCGGCCAAAGAAGGTGATGTCCGGGCAACCTGCATCATCGAAAACCAGGTGGGTTATAAGGGGCAGAATCAAGTCAGCTTCGACAAGGCGCTGCAACTTTACGGCGCTCCAGCCCTGCAACGGGCGCTCGACGGGCAAGGCGAGAAGGAGATGCAATACTACCTCGACAAATCCTATCAATCCGAGCTGGTGCAACCATTTAACGCGATGAATAAATGAGCACTCCAATATTCAAAGGTCCAAAATTCGTGTTCGGAATTCAAGAACTGAAGCCAATCATCGGGGCTCCGGATGGCCGACGCAAACTCGTAATGAGACATAATTGCATCGCTCGTTTTTTTGTGCGCTCTGCCGATGGCATCCGGCATTACGCCCTTGAGGATCGTGGGGACCATTGGTATTGCAATCCCGACTGGCTGCAAGGAGGCAACTTCCGCTGATGGCCGCTCCATTCTCAACCCTGCGCAGCAAGCTCAACCGGGCGGTATGCGCCTATCTGATTTCTCAGGGAGTCGGCAGCACTGAGGACACCGTGCCAGCCTATTCTCAGGGGACTTACGCATTTCCGAACACCACCGTTCGGGCGACGCTGGGAACGCCGGACCCGCCTTTCAGCGGCAATTACCGCATCACCCTGCATGTCAGCATCAAGGGCAGCGCGGTGCAGAGCGCACAAGATCCCAATGGCGACTTGGCACACATCGAATTTGATGAGCGCGTGGCGGCGGTGCAGGACGCTTTGATGATGGGGAACGGATGCGACAGCCTGGCGGACACCGCGGCGGCCATCAATGCGGCCGGCCGGGCGCTGGCGGTTGCGCAAGACCCGTCCGACCCCGCCAGTGTTCAACAGGCGGCCAACAATGCCGACATGGTGGACTTCACCCTGATTCAATGGATTGACCGGGGCTTCGGGGATGGCATGGCCGACGCCAAGGACTGCACCTGGGAAGAGATTCTGATTTTCGAGGCATACTGCTGTTCCCGGAACGTCGATTGACTTGCCGACCAATTGTGAAAGTGAACACCAACTAATTTTATGGCTACTGCACCAGTTTTCAGAGGTTACGCAACGATTACCGGCATTGCTGAGGCGGCCACTTTCGATTGCTTGATTGCCGGACCACCGACTTCCTCAGTCCTTATACAATCCGCCAAGGGGACTCAGGAATGGGATGAGGAAGTAATCAAGGACAGTCAGGGTTACGACGCGCTTTGGATCATGCGCAATGAACGAGAAATGCTGGACATAGACATGTTTATTGTCGGCACATCAGCGGCAATCGCCGCAGTCCCATTCCAGGCTTCTGGCTCTGCTGGTGCTTTGATTTCCGCGCTTGGCACCGCTCCGTTCCTAGGGCCGGGCTCCATTCTCACGCTTTCAGGATTCATCCCCACGGCATTTAACGGTGTGTTCCGGGTGATGAGCGGCGGGGCAACCGACCTGACGAATACTACCGCGTGGAAATATTCGCTCAAGCTGCTCAAATACGCTTCCTCAGCTCAGAACACGGCAATGGCCGTCATTCCTTCATAAAATCCATGAATGCACTCGCGTTTGCCGACGCGGCGCGGCCTACGCGGTGCGTTATTCTCCGGCTCCCGATGATGGACTACTCCATCGGCCACGAGCTTTTGCTTCTGCACGAGCGCAACGCCTTGATCGTCCCGGACGATTCAGCCACGGATGAGACCTATCGTTTTGCCATCCTGCGGGCCGTGATGATCTGCTCGCGGTCATGGGAGGAAAATCAGCGTCCGATGCGCTGGCGCCGGGTCTGGAGCTGGCTGGCGCGGCGCTGTGACCTGGCCGCGGCAATCCAGGCATTCCGGGAATATCGACTGGCGGGCGTGTCCATGCCGGAAGTGAAGCCGATTCCGGGCGAGAAAGGCCGGGCGCTTGGCGGACCTCACCTTGCCCGCGTGCTCGAATTCGCGATGCGTTTGCGTGGGCAGGAGGCTTTTGACATGCCGTTCGGACTGGCGCAGTGGCTCTACTATTGCGGCGCGGAATCGGAAGGGGCCTGCATGATGCTGAGTGACGAAGAGAGAGAGATGGAGTCCGCGAAGGATGCTTTGATTGCGGAAATCCGCAAGGAGAAGGAGGCAAAATGGCCGGCTTGATGGCCATCATCGGGGCGAACGCGGATCCCATGCGCCGGGAATTCAAGGAGGTTGAGCGCATGGCAATGCGGACGGGAAGAGCCATCCAGACAAGCATGGGAGGTTCACCTCTTGGGCATGGCGCCCGCGGCGGTGTGATTGGTGAAACACTCGTTCTGTTTCGTGAACTGGGACGTGGAAATTTTGCGAGAATTCCCGGATCATTGACCATCCTCATTCAGCGGCTTGGCATTCTAAAATACGTGTTCAAGGACACCGCCGTCGCCGCAAATGCTCTAGCGACCGCACAGGAAGCGCAGGCGGCCAAAGCCATGCTGGCAGCGGCTGCGGCGAAAGAGGTTGTTCGCCGGAATGAGGCTAACGCGGCGACGATGCTTCGATTGAAGGAATCGGAGATTGCCGTGATGGCGGCCGACCGGGCGAAAGCGGCATCAGCGCTCCAAGTAGCTGAAGCTGAAAGAGTGCAGGCCGTGGCGGCAAGGCAGGCCGCCGTGGCCACTCAAGAACTTGGCGTCGCCTCGCGCTTTTCACTTGGTCCGATTGGCTGGATTATCATCGGAGTCACCGCGCTGGCAACCGCTCTTTACTTCACTTGGAAGCACATCAAAACCACCACTGAACAGGCTCGAACTCTCCGGGATATGCTCGACGTGGCGAACGTGAAATTCACGGATCAGGCGGAGATAATGAAGGACCATGCCATTGCTGCTCAGTCGAATGTGGACTGGCTTAACAAGCTGGCCGAAGCGCAGGAAGGAGTTGCCGATGCAACTGAAGATGCTTTGAAAGCGCAGCGTGAGCAGTTCAAATATCAGCGCGAACTGGCAGAACACAAAGGCGCATCCAAAAAGCAACTGGCTCAGATGGACATCGCTGAGGCTCAAAAAGAGTTAGACATTGTAAATGAGGCCAAGCTCAAAGCCCGCCGCCAGCTTGAGATTGACAAGTCCGAAGAGCAGAAGGCATTCGACGCGGCAAACAACGATCATCGTTCGGGGAGAATAAAAACCCTCAATGAGCGGAGTCATGGCATGGGCTCTGTGATTGATGACATTCAGAGACAGATGCGCGACGCCGGGACGATGCGGGTGATTGATGAAGCTGCTTCGCGAATCTCCGCAACGGCGGGCGGTGGTCCAGTTTACAAATATCGCGCCGCCAATGCTGACGACAAGTTCACTGTGAAGGTTGACGGCAAGGAAGTGCAGATGAGTTTGAATGAGGCTAAGGAGGCTTGGACCAATATGACCCGGCAGGCGGAGAAACTGGAGAAGGTGCAGAAGGAGCTTGCCGACATTCTCGAATCAAAAAAGAAGCTGACCGAAAAGGAAAACGAGTCAGTATTAAAGCTTCAGCGGGAATCTCAGGAACTCGCCTCAGACCTGGCACTGAAAAAGAAATACCTGCCTCAGTTGTCGGACATCGGCTCATTCAAACATGGCCATGTAAACGCGCTACAACAAATCGGCGGCTATGCCGCACCGGCGGTGGACATCCAGAGGGGGATGCTGCATCACCTGGCCAACATCGACCGCAACACCAGCCGGGGAACGGCAACGGCCGGCGCAACCCATGAAAGGGGAGTGAGGTTCTAATGCTACCAATCATTCGAGGCACCGGAACACCGCTCCAGCAGGAAGCGTCCCAGTCTTACGACCCCATACATGGATGGCTCTACAGCTATCATTTCAAGGGCGCGAACGTAACCCAAGTTCTGCAACTGCAAACCGATTACGCGAATCTGGGAATGCCTTCGCGGCTGGTGGCGCATCAAGGCGGAATGGTGAGTTTGGACGTGGAAGACCCAACGCAACAATTCACCGTGGACTCATGGGAACTGGTGGGGAGCGAGATTAATATCGACGGATTCAGCCATCCTACTTTGCTGGCCATCTTCGCCAACAGCCCGAACGCAATTGCGAGCCTGCGTCAGGACCTGGAAAACAACAAGACCGTGACCCAGCTTAAATCGGACCTCGCGGCGGTGGGACTCTCCGCCGGTAATGTGGCAACGGTGTCCGCCTTTTACTCATTGGCTCAGGCAGGCTCAACAGAATTCCGCGTGGCGCAATACGTGGTTCGCCACACGTCAAACCTGCCAAACCGCGGCACAACGGCCCAGGCAATCTACACGCACGGCGTGAATCAAATCTACACGCCCGCGCAGGGACTGGCGGACTTCACCGCCTCAGCTTGGAGCCCGGCCATGCCCACCGTCATCGTGAACACGATCGAAGCCATTCCTGCACCCGCCGACATCGACCGATACCAATGGGGCTGGCTTAAGGGGAGTCCGACGTTCACGAGCGCGGCGAATAACCGGGTGGACGTGAAACAGGAATACACCCTCTATCAGTGGTCCACTGATTACTACACGCCACTCGTGTCATCATCATGAGCCGACCGCTAAGACCCACGGGCCAGACCCCGGAAGCCAATTACATGAAATGGGTCTGGGATGAGCTGAACAAGCAGTTTCAGAATTCCTCCACCATCAGCGTGGACCGGAAGAGCAATGGGTATTCATGGAACGTAATCAATCCTTTGCCGGGCGGTGGATCATCTCCGGCGGGTGTCCGGGTGCTGACTTTCAACTATTCACTCGGTGATTACTTCACGACGACTGAGAATGTCAACGTCGCGAAGCCCTACAAGCTGCGATGCTCCATCGCTTCCGAGTTGATTTACGGAACGCCAGTCAGTTATTCCTACCCTCACAACCCGTCCGGAGGCCGGGGAACCGACCCTCTCGGGCTGGCCTATCTGTATCGCGTGGCGACGATTAACGGATTGTTCGTAGAGAACGAGGGGGTCTGCCCGCAATACATTCAGGGAGATAAAATTCTCGCCATCGAGGTGCCCGGCGGGACCGGTGTGGGAACTGACGTGGCGGATTACGGAAGCGTGGTTCCGGTCACCTGGCAGCAAATCAGCACCGCACAGGCATGGACCCGTTTTGCGGATCAAACTTTTGGAACATGATATGGCAATCGACGGCGCGGAAACGGGATGCTTTGGGGGATCTGGAATGAACCCGGCGACCAAGCCGGATAGCGGCGGCCTGTGGTTCATAGAAAGCCCCGGTCATGCCCGCGACGTAAACAACATGCCGGTGAATTCCTCATGGGATTTCTTCCTGAATGGCGGCACCGCATTCACCAGTTACAATGGGGCCGATCCTGCTTACAGCTACGATTTGGGCGGATTCCTGCTTCCCCCATTCATCGCCACACCGCCCAATCCATCGACCGATCCTTTCAGGATGATCCTTGGACCTGGATGGTTCAACGTGCCTGCGAACCAGCTTTCATCGTCTGTTTACGCCGGTGACTACCCCGTGCCGAACGCGCGCTGGGGACTGGGCAGCAACGCGATCGTGCGCCTGATGCAGATAATGTATCCGGGGCTTTATGAATGCCACATTCAAGTCCAATCGTTTTCCTCAATAAGCACCGTTCCTTACGTGACAACGAAGGCGGTGCCGGTCCCGTGTTCACTGCAAATCGTGAGCCCGGACGGCCGGCATATCGTGGATGTGACGCCCTCCGGACTGGACGTGAGCGGAAACGGACCCGACATTATTTTTCAGTTTGACTCCCGGGTCATTCTCGGTTCTGAAATAGGCTTTGGAACCGGGCTGGGTTTCTTCCCGCAAATCAACATGGGGCCGTTCTCAGACCCCGGCATCGGGGGAAGCACCACGGCGTTTTACAACGGAGCGGCCCGTTTCATCGGAGCAAAGATTGCCTGATTGACTTCAACCCAATATTGAGCTTATGCCGCAACTAAATCTCTTCATCGACACCACCGTGCAAGGCGGCCAGCTTCTGGCGTCACAGACCAGTTCCAGCCCGATCAATGCGGCTTCCCTGCCATTCCAATACGGCGACACCATCTCCCTGCAGGTTTACCTCCTGACGCGGATTGCCAATCCGAACGGGCCGGGGACCATCCTGAGCGGAATTTCGACGGTGGGCATCAGCCTTCAGGTTTACTTGTGCGACACGCTTTCCTCAACGGTTTACACGCAGCAGATCGTCTGGACAACCGACCCGAACAATTCCTATTTCATTGGGAACCTGGCATTGAACACTACGGGATTGCTCGAGCTGCTCGGCGGCGGGGCATCCCCGATGCTGGCGAGCGCTCAGTGCCAGTTGAAGATCAATTACGTGCAGAACGGCCTGCCGACTACGGTTTACAACCAGACGGTGACCGTGGGAGTGGGCAGCCCGAACGCGGCGCAGAGCGTTCCCGCGGGGCTCACGCCGCTCTCGGTGCAGGTTGCGCAAAGTCTGTTCCTGCCGAAACAGCCCGTCAACGGGCAGGGCATCATTCTAGCATCGAATGCCGGGAAGCAATTCATTCTGCAAATCGTGGACAACCCGGACGGCACGGCCTCCTTTATCGCGAGCGAAATCACATGATGAAAACCCTACTCTCCATCCTATTTTTGGCCCTGGTATGCCTCACGAGCGAAGCGCAGATCATCACCGCAACCGTTACGGTCACCAATGTAGCAGGCATCACGAATGGTTCGACCATCGTGGTGAACGGCAACACGCGGCTGTTCACGAACAACGTCACCAGCCCGTCAACGCAGATCACCAACGCGGCCAGCATTGGGCAGGGAGCGACAAACATCTGGATTGCCTACGTGCTGAATGGCGCGCCGCAGATCAATGTTTTCCAGAGCGGCACAAACGCGATCATCTTCCAATCGTTCAACGGTTCGCCGAACGTCATCACCATCGGTGGCACGTTCGGGACAGTCACAACCACAACCTCGAATCCGACAAACGGATGGGTGGTGCGCGTGCCCAAGACAGTGGAAGGGGCGAACCAGCGGACGAACGTGTCAAGCGCATTGGTTTCGTGGATCGATGATGGAACATATGTCACCAACATCATTTCCCAGGGCTCGGTGGCGCTGTCGAATTATGTGAACACGGGCAACTCGCAGGTCATTTACGGCGCGAAGAATTTCACAGGCGGATTGAGCGGCACGGGCGGGACGCTGACGAATGCCAACTTCCTGAATCCGTCTCTGACCAATGGCTACAACTATGGCACGCCGTTCAGATCCCCGGGCAGCGGATTGTATTCCGAGCAATTCGGATCGAATGCGGTTGCGTCGGCTCAGGGTGCCACGGCGCTCGGGAATCATGCCACGGCAACCAATACCTACTCACTGGCCGTCGGACAGACCGCAAACGCTCCGGGAAATTCCGCCACGGCCCTTGGCGCGTTCACGGCTGCCACCGGGGCGTCGTCAACGGCTCTCGGCGTGAATGCTCAGGCTTCCCAAACAGATTCGATTGCCATCGGTGACTTGGCGATTTCTCAAAACTCCACTGCCGTCGCGCTTGGGGCCGGTGCGACCACAACGGCCAACAATCAGCTTCGTTTCGGGACCGGCTCGGAATTCGTCAGCATCCCCGGCGGCTTGCAAGTGGAAGGCAGCATCACCAACTCGCATTTCGTGGGAACGAACACGCTGGCGGGTGACCTGTCATTCAGCCGGGCCAACAATTCGAGCTTGGCCAACGGAAACAACGCCGCGGTGAACGTCTCAACCAACCTCTATGTGAAGGTGTCCGGTCCAACCGGCTCCTTCGCGATCAATGGCATTGCGGGCGGCCGGGATGGCCGGCTCATCATCCTGCAAAACTCGACGGGTCAGACCATGACCATCTCGAATGATTCCGGCAGTGACCCCACGGCGGCGAACCGGATTTACACCGGCACGGGCGCAGACATTTCGCTGGCTAACAATCCCGGCTGTTGCACGCTGATTTATGATGCTTCAGTCACCCATTGGATCATCGTCTCGACGCACTGACGCCCATGAAAACCTACCTAAAATCCCCGCTCCTTCTTGGTCTTGCATTGCTGCTCTGCGCCGTTCCCTCAATGGCGCAGAGCGGCGTCAATGTCACCTACAATTTCACGGACTTCACCAGCGCTCCGCAGGCCATCAATCGGATCATCCTGACGCCGTTGCAGCCGTTCGCGGACTACAATGGAGCGATCCTGACTGCGGTTCCGATCACCGGCGTCACGGGGACAAACGGGAGCTATACCTATTCCAACGTCATTCCGGGCTACACCTACCGGGTCGAACTGGACTCGGCTTACGCGGTGACCATCCGGACAAACGGGCTGCCATCCGGTCTGTCGAATACGAATGTGAATGCTCGGGATTTTCTGGGTGTGGCCGTTACGCCGCAAATCTTCGCCTATCTCTACTCGACAAATGGCGCACAACTGGCGGACATCACGAATGCGGTGAATGCGCTCGCCGTGCTTCGGGTTAATGGCACGAGCACCGGACAGACTATTTACAACGGGTCGAGCAGCAATCAAGTCATCACCTTTGCGCAACTCGTGCCCACGAACGTCGTCCCGATTAGCGGCACGCTTTACATGACAAACGGGACGCACACGGTTACCGTGGTGGGAGGAAATTTCAACAGCGTCCGGCGCGGCTGGAACATTGGGTTTACGAACGGCATTCAGGATCAATACGTCGTGCTTGAAGTTGAGAACGCGACCAACCTGACTGTCTGGCCTGCAGTCTCGATAACTCATGGTGGTGATGCCACGGGCTTGTGGTATCCAAACGCCATCCAATTTAACGACATCACCCCGCGAGACGTGGGCGGCATCGGGAACGACGGAAGCTACTTCGTGCAGGGGCCGTCCGGCTCGACGAACAACTCGGGGAAGATATTCCTTGGAGGCGGCCAGCACACGATGATCCTGAGCAGCCAGCAGACCTTCGACGGCTACCGTTTCCAAGTGCAGACGTTCAACGCGCAGTCGCCACTCGAAGTGGATGACCTCGCCGATGAGGATTCCTTGCGCGTGCTGAGCAACAGCGTCGTCAGCATCAAACACGGGATCACCAACAAGGACGGCGGCGGGACGCTGACGCTTTACGGCCCCGTAGCCGCACCGCAGACGCTGACGGTTACCGGTTTATTGACGGCCAACGGCGGCCAGCTTCTTGGCACCGGACAGGCCATTCAATGGCTGGGCTCTGGAACCATCCTCAACCTGAACGGCGATTCCTCCCTCTACAACCCCACGGGCAGCGATCCCCTGAGCGGCTTCTGGAATTGGAACACCACGACCACCAACCAGGCCACGACCGCGCGTCTGTGGGACTTGGCGAACTTGCAGGCGACCGATACGGCCGCCGTGCGAAATGCCACGAATACCACCGGCGTCATCACTGCCAATGGCTACCAGTTCCCCACGAACCTCTGGAGTGGACGCCTTTTCCCAATTGGCACGAATTATCAAATCGTCACCTCGAGCAACCTGCTATTCACGGGCGTTGCCAACGTGCCGGCCGGAACGGCGGCGGCTTCCGGGGAGCTGATTGCGCTGGTGACCGGAGGCAACATCACCGTCACGAATCCGCTGAGCTGGTATTGCAACGATGGTTACACCAACCGCACGGGAACGAACGGCAACCTGCTCGTGATGGCGATGGAAGTCGTCCCGGGTGTCTCGACGAATTTCATTTTCACGCAGCACGCGGCGACCGGGCAGGGCATGGGTCAGGGCTCGGGCGGTGGTGTTGGCGGCGGCGTGACTCCCACCTTCAACGTCAATCAATTCAGCAGCGGCAGCGGAGCCGACGGCACCAACATCGTCTCGAATGTCCTCCTGACGAACGTCAACGCACATACGTTCTTCACGCAGACCAATGCCACGACCGGCAATCATTTCGATGTCACGCAGGGTGGCTTTGTGGCCACAAATGCGCAGACCGGACAAACCATCCGCGGCACCAACGGCGTGCTGACCCTCGGAACCGGGACCTCGGCGACGATCACCGCCACGGGAAGCTCGGGTGACATTACCGCTTCAACGTTCACCGGCAGCGGAGCGAACCTCACCAGCCTGCCCGCGGGCAACCTTAGCGGATCAATTAACGATGGCCGACTGAGTGCCAACGTCGCACTTTACAACAGCACGGGCTATTTTTCCGCGCAGCAAAGTCTCACCAATCAGAACAACATCATTGCCGCCGCCAACATCACCAACTTCAACCTGAGCGCTTCATCCATTTCCGGTAGTGACGCGAACAAGGCGGGAATTTCCTACAGTCTGGCTGGCGGTTTGAGCATTTCCGGAACGTCCCTGACCGCCGTCAACGTCACGAACAACATCCGGCATACACTGTTCAGTTCCGGGGCCATCGTTTCCAACAGTGGAACATCCGAAACCGCTTTCAGCACCAACACCATTCCCGCCGGAACGCTGGCCGCCAACGGCAACGCAATCGACTACTGGATGGGGATTACGAACAATGGAACATCCGCCAAGACGTTCACCTATAACCTCTATTTCGGAACCACGAAGATAGCCTCGGCCACTCTCACCAGCCGGGCGACGGCAGAGCGCGGTGTGCTGCACGTCCAAGTGCAACGCACCGGAGCTTCGACCGAATACGGTTTTCTGGCGCTCAACATCGCCACAGCCGGCGGCGCGAACCCGGATGAAACCATCGGCATTGGCAATGCGGCGGAGAACACTGCGAACGCCCTGGGCTTCTCAGTGACGTTTACATCCACCGGATCGTCAGGCGACATCAACGGATGGTATGAGAAAGCGGAGTTTGTCCCGTGATGCGCAAGACCTCACTCGCGCTTTTTATCCTGCTCGGATTGGCCGCTCTATGCTGCTTCGGTCAGGGCCTGGCGCACTCGCCCGCGTACCGCGCCGCGGCAGTCCCCATCACAACCGGCGGAAGCGGCAATATCTCGGTCAACGTGGACTTCGCGGAGACTTGGCAAGGGGGCACCAATGGCAACGTCGGTGTGGAAATCGACGCGGTTACGAATGCGCTCTCATGGCGAAGCTCCTGGAGGCCGTGGACATGGACAGGGTTGAACAGCCTGAGCGGCGGCAGTCAGACGAATCTCAACACTGCAAATACCATGCGGTTCGCGTTCACCAACGACAGCGTGCCGCCGTCGCCTTACATCACTTGGAATGTCACCGGGACGAATTTCGGAGGCGGCGCACTTGGTTACGTGCTGCGCTACAACAGCCGGACCAATGGAGTTCCGGGCATGAACCCGAGTGACACTTGGGAAGTCATCGACGGCAACCCGCCGTATTTCCCAAGTAACTCCGTGACATTCTGCAAGTTCATGACGACAGTGGACAACAGCGCCGGGGATGGAAGCTCACGCGACATCTATGTCAGCGTTTCGACCGTGGGCAGCCAGTCTTGGAGCATAAATCTTGCGCGCGGGACATCCGGAACAACTGAGTATTTTCGAATCGAGGTCGGGACAAACGGGACGGTAAACCTGCCGATACTGACGAATCGCTGGTATCTGGCCGCCGTCCTCTCCACCAATTATGTCGCCGCTGGATTCCCAAGCAACGTGGCCTATCTTTACGACATCGCCAGCAATTATGCGGTGGTGGGAGTCGTGGGAACGAATGCGGGGGTGATTGCGGCGCTCACCGGCTACAGTCACCAGCGCTGGGGCCAGAGCGGGCACGCGCCAAGCTCGAACGTGCAGGCGAAGGCTTACGATTACTTTGGGGACTGGGCCATCCAGATCACCAACATTGTCTGGCCTCCGGTGGTGTCCGCCGAAGGCTACTTGGACAGCCAAGGTTTCGTCCACGCGTGGGAGCCGTTGCCGTTTGCGAATCAGCAGCAGGCAGAGGCTGGCGATCCTGAGCCTGCCGACAAGCGAGAATGGCTGCCGGGTGAAACGGTGTTCATTAGAGCATTGAAATGACAAACCAATCAAGCGAAGGTTTCTATATGATAAAACAAGCGACAGCGTTGTTTGATGCAGTGACCGCCGGGCCGCTGTGGATCATCATCGCGGCCGTGGCCATCTGCCTTTCGCTTTTCCTGACCTGGCTCAGGTGGTTTCCGAATCAAGCCGTGGCACCGACTATCGTGGTCGTTTCGACGCTGCTTTACGGGCTGCTTGGGGATCCGAAAGTTTACGGGCCGAACCAGCGCTATCCGGTCTTGATGCTGATGCTCACCGGATTTATTTTGGGAACGGCTGCCTGGGTGTCGCATGTGGCGGTGCTTGCCGCGGCGAGGCGCAAGCTGGCCGCCATCCTGCCGGGATTCGGGAACGGAGATTCTGAAAATAACCAACCAACGAAAGAAGACAAAAATGCAAACGACAAAACATGACACTCGCAGCACTGACACGGCCTTTTCCAAGCTCGCCAAACGCGCGCCGAATTTGACCGGCTATAGCATCCTGGGGCTGATAAGTTTCAGCCTCCTGGCACTCCTGATATTCATCGGCATTGCCATCCGTCGCGGCTGCCTCGTGGCCCTGCTCGGCATCGGGCTTTTACTCGGGCTGGCGGAAGCCCGGGCGCAAACTCCCGCAACCACGTCCACGAATCCCCCGGCGACCGCCCCGGCAACCTTCGTGGATTCGCTCAAGACCTACTTTGGGTCATTCGACACCAACTCGACCACGTTCAAGAAGGCGAACGAGATCGACGTGATGGTCAGCGCCGACACGCAATCCGGAGTCACGTCGGCCGGCCTGGGACTGTCATACAACCTCTGGTCATTCGTGAGCGTGGAAGAGGTGACGCGCAATGCGGGCATCGGCGGGACCATCTGCGGACAAATCCCCGGCTCCCGAATCCGCGTCCGCCGCTTCACACACGTAAAATTTGCAAATTTGCATGCGGTCAACTCTCAACCATAAACTCAAAACCAACTCCCCCATGAAACAAATCCTCACTGTCCTTTCCCTCCTGGCCGCCGTCGTCCTGACCGGCTGCATCAGCGGCTGCTCGACCACCAATATATCCGAACTCACCAAAGCGCTGGCCAACGATCCCGCCACCGTCCAGGTGAACGTCAGCTCGATCTACGGCACGCTGCGCTTCACGCGCGTCGGCGGCCAGTCTGTTGGCAGCAAAACCACCGTCGCGCCCGACGGGACCATCACGATGACCCCGGCCGAGGCCGCGCCCGTGGTGGCCCCGGCCGCGAAGTAAAAAACCTTTTTTAGCCACGGATGAAACCCGGATGAACCGCGTTTTCATCTTCATCCACGGCATATTGTCAAACCCCGCCGACAGCAAGGTGTGGGACCACCGGGCGGTCTCGTGGGTGAACCGCGAGACGCCGTGGAAGGGCGACAACCTGCCGTACCGCTGCGGCGTCATCGGCCGGGCGTTCGGGCAGGACCGGCGGATCGAGCACCTGGCGGCGCTGCTGACATACTATTCTGGTGATCAGGTTGTACTGGTCGGCCACAGCAACGGTTGCGACATCGCGGTCAAGGCGCTGAGCCAGTGCGGGGCCATCGTGTCAACCCTGCACCTGTTCAATGCGGCCACGTCACCGGACTGGCAGCACAACGGGATGAACGACGCGATGAAGAGCGGGCGGCTTGGGCGCGCGGTGATTTACTGCGCCGGCCGGGACACGGCCCTGGCGATCGTGCATGACAACCCGCTGGCGCGCTGGCTGGGGTATGGGACGCTCGGCATTCACGGGCCGCGGAAAGTTTCAGCGCTGGTGAGTGGGCGCGTGTGCGCCGTGCGGGAGGGAGTGTGGCGGAGCTACGGGCATTCAACATGCTGGGCAGAATCGAACTTCGATGCGACCATGCGATTGATTGCCGCGTGATTTTCGCTGGCAGGCACGGTGCCCGGTGAGCCTCATAAACTCCGCCGCCCGCAACCAAGTCCAGCAAAAGTGAGGTTTGAGCATGCTTTTCAGGCATGCTGAGCATAACAAAAAAGTATGCTCGCTTGTAATAAAATCTATTGACGCGCAACACGGGACGTGCGAAGCTTACACCAGATCGAAGGGCGAAGAGCCCGACGGTCAGGAAATGGAAAAGATTATGAGCGGAAGCAGCAAAACAGAGCGGGTGTTGGAGCATCTGGCTGGATTATTCGACGTAAAATATCCCGGACAGGTTGATCTTAAAAACCGGGCAATGGAGCTTTACCGCACCGCTATTTCCCGCGAGTCGGATTTCGAGTCGCAAATCACAATCAGCGGTCAGTCCGCAACTTTGCGGAACCTGATGGCGAAACACCAAGACATCTACCTGCAAATTAAAGCTCTCAAATAAGCCAATCACCCACGACGGCAGGCCGGTCAAAGCCTGCCGAAACCAACCACCAAAAATGTTCCACATGGAACAATCCCAAAAAATGAGAACCATCCCACTGGCCGAAGTCCTTCAAATGGGGGACGGCGAACCCGTTCCCCGAACGCGTGGAATTCTCAAGGCGATTTTCATCCGGTTCGATGACCGGAACGAGAATGGGCCGTGGTCAATTCAGAACGTGATCCTCTCCGACGATGGCGCGGAAGTGAAATGCGTCATCAAGGACCGACCGGCCATCAATCCGGAGTGGCAGGGAAAGACGCTGTTTCTGATTTCCCGCGAAGAGTCGGACGGCAAAAGCCTGGGGCTCACCGTCGCTCAAGGCAGCTACGCCAACAGGGCGGCTAAAGTCCTGTTGGTGACGCCGGAAGCGACGATCATGCCCTCTGCCCCCATCGAATATCCAGATCCCGGCCCGACGCCGGAAGATGACCGGAATTGGCCGACTTCCAACCGCAACCGAAAACCCACCAACAAAAACAAATGAGCACACAAGCAGTCCAGACAACCGAAAAGGAGATGTCCTACGTCCCATACGCGGGTGTGGACAAAATCAAGCTGACCGTCAGCATCGTTCAAAACCTCATCGCCGTCCCGACCCGGAGCGGCAAGACATGTTCGCCGAAAGATGCCATCAAATTCATGATGCTGTGCGAGGCGCAACGGTTGAACCCGTTCGCCGGGGATGCTTACCTCGTGGGGTATGACAACCAGAAGAGCGGGCAGGCCACATTCTCACTCATCACCGCGCACGTCGCCCTGCTAAAACGGGCGGAGGGTTCGGAGTATTTCGAGGGCATGGAAAGCGGCATCATCCTCAAGGATGACAACGGGCATGTCACCGAACGCGAGGGGGATTTCCATCTCCCGGAAGAAATCGTCATGGGAGGATGGGCGCGGGTTTACCGCAAGGGCCGGAAGTCAACCTATCGTCGGCTGGCCATCACGCAGCGCCGGCCAGCTTACGAAACTCCGTTCTGGCAGGGGGACAAGGCGAGCGAACAAATCGTGAAATGCGCTGAATCGGATGCTCTCCGCGCCGCGTTCCCCTCTCTAATGGGCGGACTTTACACCGAAGGTGAGCACGGCCGGGCCGTTATCGACGTTTCCACCGTCCCGACTGACCTGCCCGCCGCGGGAAGCAGGCTCGTTTCCTTCGCTCCACAGGCGGATGCCGCACCCGAACCACACTCAGATGGCGGGAGGCAGGAGGAAAACGCGCCTACGGGCAGGGTAGAGCCAAAGCCAGCCATCCAGGAAGCCAAGCCAACCGTCCAAGATAGCCTCGCGAAGCTGGTTCTCGGCGCCGGGTTCGACTTCAACCAGTTGGTGGCGTGGGGCACTGACACTGGCAACATCCCCGACGCGGTGAGCCTGACCGGGTTTGACGACCTCCCGGATTCAGTGTGCCAACGCCTGCTCCGGGCACAGAAGGGCCTGCTCGCGGGCTTGGCGATGGTGAAGGGAGGCGGCAAGTGAGCGACACCGCTTTAATCACGCTGGATATTCAGAAATTATCCGCCGCCGTGACGCCGCAAGCCGTGGCGCTCAAGGAGGCTGCGCTGGAAGTTGCGGCGCTGATCGGCAAGGTGGACGACGCGGCGAGCAACGCCAACGCCGCCGCCGCACAGGGCGAGCTTACGAAGATCATCAGGATGGCCGAGGTTGCGCGTAAAGCGGCCAAGGCGCCCGTCCTGGAGCTTGGCAAGGCGATTGATGCGACGATGGAGGCATTCACAGCCGATCTCAAGCAAGACGAATGGCGCATATCGAAGCTGGTTGGCGACTTCCACCAGCTTGAAGAGGCGAAGCGGAAGGCGGCTGCGGAGGCTGCTCGGCTGGAGCAGGAGCGGATTGAGAAACTGCGGCGCGACGAGGAAATGCGGATTCTCCGGGAGCAGGTTGCCCGCGAAGCCAAAGAGCGGCAGGAACGGGAAGAGGCCGAACGCAAAGTGCGCGAAGCCGCTGCGCGTGAGCAGGCCGAAAAGGACGCCGGCGCCCGCGCCATCCAGCAAGCCAAGAATGCGGCAGAACGTGAACGGTTGGCCAAAGAACAGGCCGAACGAGACGCGCAGAACGCTCGCGCCCGAGAATTGGCCGAACGCGAAGCCATCGAACTCCGCCGTCAGCAGGAACTCGCCGCCGCCAAGACTCACGACGACCTTGACGCCGCACAGGAACGGGCCAGCCAGATGCAAGCCGAAGTACAAGCCGCGCCGATGCCCGCACCCATCCGGGCGAGCGGTCAGCGCATCGCGAAGGATTGGGACATCCAAGTGACCGACATCTGGCTCTTGGCGCGGACGCACCCCACCTGTGTAAAGATCGAGCCTCTGTTGGGTGAGATCAAGAGCCTGTTGAAGTCCGGGGCGAAGCTCTCGGGCATCACCGCAACCGAAATCACCAAGGCCGGAGTGACAACCGGCCGCATCCTGAAAGCGATTGAAATATGAGCACGTTCCAGAAATGCGACCAGACAGTAAACGAGAAAGCCGCCCGAGCAATCAAAACCAAAAACACCAAATAACCACATGACCATCCCCGAAATGACGCCCGTGAAGTCCTCGCTACAATACTATGAACGAAACAACTGAACCAGCAGCCGTCGCTGGCACGTTTGAAGAGCGGGCTGAAGCCGTGCTGGCCTGCACATTCTACGGCATCCACCACTGCCCCGACATCAAGAAGGTGCCTGATGAGTTCGGCCGCTGGGAGGTGAACATGGTCGGGCAGCTTTCCACGTTCGACTCTGACCAGCTCACCCGGCTGGTGGTCGCAGCCCACCACTACTGCGTCCGCGCGAGCGTCACATACAGCGGGCCGCGCATGATCAAAATTATGCTGCACAACCGCAAAGGCCGGACGGGCGGGTTCAGCCAGCGCCACCCGACAATGGAGGAGGCCGTCAGTGCGATCGGCCTGTGAGCGCAAAAAAACATCTTGCCGCCGACCTCCCGTGGAGACTCGGAGCACGGCAGAACCCCCGGCGCGGCGGGTTTTATTTACTGTTTGACCGCTGCGCCGGGAACTGGATTTGAAATATGAATGCGAACGAACCAGCCTTTCCTGTTTTGGCGGCTTCTGAAATACATCAGGGGCGGCTAAATGACTATGTGGCCACTCATGTAATATCAGGCGGCTTGTCAAAAAGAGAGCTTATCGCCGCGATGGTGTTGCAGGGACTGCTTTCAAATCCCACCATGAACCAGATTGAGAAATGTCAGCCTGTGGATCCCTCGCAAATCAAAAAATCGTATGTGTCATGTTCCGTTTCGATGGCCGACATTCTGCTCTCCGAACTGGAAAGGACGCAGCCAAAATGAACACCGTCGAATGGCTGAGGCGCGGCACGGGCGGTGAAGCCAACGCGGTCAAAAACTGGCACGGCCAAATCGCAACGGCTCATTGCGGCAAAATCATCACGGGTTTCCGAGAGACCCCTTTGCAAATAAAAAAATGCAAACGCTGCGTGCGGGCGCTCAAATTCGCCGCGGCGAGAAAAGCAACGGCATGACCTCGAACACCAGACGTAAAGTGGCCACACTCAAAAAACGCCGCGTGTGTCAGAACTCGACCCTGAAAGAATCGAAGCTGGTTGAGGAAATTCGCCGCCATCTAGCCAAAGGCCGCTCCATTGAGACCATCTGCGTCTGGATGGAACTGCTCGGGATTGAACTGCCCGAGAGCCGGGTAAGGGAACTGCTGGCGAAATAATTAGAACGACGGAAAATAAAACAAACCAACAGAAAACCATGATAAACATTGAAGAAATCACCATCGGAGACGCCCGCAAACTGGCGGCTCTTTTCGGAAACCAACCGCAGCAAACGGAGTCGCCTTATCGCATCGGAGGAAAATACTTCATCCGCACGGTGACTCATCACCACACTGGCCGATTGGTCCGGGTGACTGGACAGGAGCTTGTCCTTGAGGATGCCGCGTGGATTGCGGATGACGGCAGGCTGACTCAGGCTTTGGCCACAGGCACTTTCGGCGAGGTTGAAATGTTCCCAAAAGGGCCGGTGATTATCGGGCGCGCCAGCGTGATTGATGCCGTGGAAATTTCCACCATCCCGGAGAGTCAGAAGTGAATGCGGCGATTCTGATGGAAGGTCTCGACCGGTCG